CACAATCTGCTGCACGTCCTGCAACAGCCCCGCCGCCGTCGGGTCGGCTTTGTCCATGAAGTTGGGCGGGTTGCCGGCAAACATTTTCAGCACTTCCAGATTCGCCTTGTCCATCAGCGCCTGGCTCGCATCCGGCAGCGGTGTCACCAGCCGTTTCGCCGCCATCGGGCCGAGAATCGCCCGCACCATGTCGCTGCTCCACTGCGCCCGGTTGATCGTCCCCATCACGTCCGCCGGCAGCGCGATGTTGTTCATCGTCTCAATGCGTTTCATCATCAGCTCGCTGTCCAGCTCCCGCACGTCAAACATCAGCGAGACGTTCAGCACGTCCGCATCGTCCCGGTGCGCGTCCAGCCAGCCCGCCGGTGCGCCCGTGATGTCCCCAAAATCCGCATCCTCCATGTGGACGCGGCACAGCGCCATCACCTGCTGCATGGCCTTGTTCCACGTCATCAGGAAGCGCGCCACCGCCATGCTCTGCGACATCTGCAAGCGCGGGGCCGGCACGTCCTCGGACATCAGCCCGTAGGAATTGTCCTTCATCTTCGTCACCGCCGTCAGCACTTCCACGCTCTCGGACAACCCCTGCCCGTTCGGCGTCTCCATGAATTTTGGCTCCTTGCCCATCCGCACATAGTTCTGCACCGCCGGGCCGAACTTGTATTGCGCGCCCGTCGGCGACTCATACACATTCACCGGCGGCAGCGCCGTGATGTTCGCCCGGTCAATGATGCTGTCCAAAATCCCCTTGATGATGTTCTGCGTCGTGTGCGCCCGTTCCGGCACGCCGCGCGAACTCGTGATGCTGCGGCACCACCACTCGCGCACGCCCGCCGCGTAGGGCAAATCCGCGCCGCAACCCTCCACCTCCTCATGCTTCGCGCAACTTTCCGTAATCAGCTTGTGAATCGTCGTGTTGTAAATCGCCGGCACGCCGTCCGCATCCGCCGCCCGGTAGATGCAATGCAGAATTTCAATCAGCGTGTTGTTCAACGTCGGCTGCGCGCTGAACACCGGCGAGGAAGTCGCGCCGCCCGTCAACCCGCCCAGCCCCAGCGGCGTGGCGCGGATCTCCATCGGGGCCGCCGTGATGGCTCCTTTATACTTCACCGCCTTTTCCACCCAGTCCTTGTCGTAGCCGTCGGTGATGATGCGGCTGCGCAATTCGCCCTCATGCACGCGCTCCACTTGGAACACGATTTCATTTTCCGTCGTCAGCTCCGGCGGGATGAAGACTTCATCCCACGGCTTGAGCGCCGCAATCTCCGGCTGGTTTTTAGCCAGGTAGGCAATCGGCACCGTGCCCGTGCCCGTGTCCCGCAAATCCTGCACCGCCTTGCGCACCGTGGAAATTTTCACGTCCGGCACCGCGTCCTGCATATCCGCCGGCACTTCGTTCTTCACATAGCGGTCATACCATTGCGACAGGAATTCAATCGCCGCGTCCTCCTGCATCGGGTCGGCGATCATCGTCGGCAGTTGCGCGAGCTGCACCAACTGCGGGTCAATCGCCGGGCCGGGGTCTTGCCCCTGATCTTGCGCCTGCTGCTGCTGGCTTTGCTGCTGCTGCACCTCCTGCGCCGCCTGCTGGATTTCCGCCAGCGTGATGGTCTTCTTCTTCATCCCAATCTCCCGCCGCCAGCGCGGGGCCAGCACCATCCAGCCGTAGTGCTCCTCGTATTGCGCGGACAGCTCCACCTCCCGCGTCAGGTCGTAAAACATCAGCCGGAAAATCAGCCATTCGAGCAGCGCAATCGCATAGTTGCCGTCGTCCGTCTCGCTGCTGCCCGGCTGCATTCGCGCGTGCCAGAACGCCGTGGCCTTCATCGCCGCGCGTTCCGCAATGATGTCATCCACCACGAACGGCCGCATATCACTTGCGCCGTCAAAGGGGATGGCCGCGCCGTCCTTCTTGCCGGGGATGTCATGCTTGCGGCCGTCCACAAACTGATTCGGCCAGCGGCAGAACCGGGTGTTGTCCAGCCACGCGAGTCCGCCCGCTACGACGGGGCCGCAGCGTTGGAACATATTGGAAAGCTCCGGCACGTTTGGTTTGCCGGAGTCGAGCAGATAGGAAGCATTCATGGTGTGCGATTGTCTCCCAACGCCCGCACACCGGGGACTGGCCGTAATAGCGCCAGCAGCTCGCGGGTCAGATACTTCGGCCTGACCTCGCCCGCCAGACGATGCACCACCTGCGGATTGGCGTCAACCACCTTTCGGAAAGTTTCCTTGTCCGCGATGCCTAAAACTTCGCGGGCAATCTTCCCGTTCACCCGCGCCGGCAGTGCCTCGGTGTTCATTTCTTTCTCTCCTTCAAATCATCCACGAGCCAATCCAGGTCGTGAATCGCCCACGCCAGCTCGTGCTGCCGCGCTTGCTGTTCGCCCGCGAGAATACAATTGCGCTGCTGGTCCGCTTCGGCCAGCCGGGTTTCCAGCCCCGTGTGCCGCGCCACCAGCTTGCGCCGCAGCCGCTTTAGAATTTTAATTTCAGCGTCCATTTGATTTCCTTTCGGCGTCGTCCAGTTCCCGGCGGCAGCGTTGCAGTTGCCACCACCACATTTCTTCCGGCTGCTTCAACGCGGCGAGCACGCCACCATCAAACGCCCGCTCAATGGTCAGCCGCTTCCGGCCACTCTTGCGTTGCACTATGATGATGATGGTTTCATTCATTCGGTGTTGGTGGTTAAATGTTGAATGTTCCCATTAGTAAGCCGCCCCGCCGCCATAACTCCCCAACGCGCCCGGCGGTAGATGGCCAATGTCCATTTTCGCCAGCCCCTTGAGGCAATCAATCGGGTCTTTGCTGGCACCCTTCAACCCGTCCACGCCCGTCCACGTCCGCAAGCTCCAGATTAAATTTTCACACTTGCGACTGACGTAAAACTTCGGACAGTTCAACGGCGTCACCGGCTCCGCCGGATTCCACCCGGCCGTCAGCCAGTTGTTCACCCATTGCTTGCCCTCCTCGATGCCGCAGTCCGCGCCCGCCATCACGTCCCAGCCCGGCACCGTTATCTTGCCGTCCGTGTCGCGGATGGGGTCTTGCAGATAGTCAATGTAAGTCCGCGCCTCCTCATCGCTCGGCACACTTGTTCCCGCCGGGCGCGGGTCTAACCGCCGGTCGCGCACGTCCCAGGTGCCGTTGGCTTCGATCTCGCGCACCAGGCGCTTGTAATCGTTGAAAGATTTCCCGTGCCCCATTGTCTGCCCGCTGCCGGCCTTACCATCAGGCTTGCTACCGGGCACCGCCCACTCGCCCATGCTCTCCACGTCCGGCCATTCGCGGATCACCCACTTGGTGCCGTTCCGGTCAACGCCCACCCACAGCATGAACCAGTTGCGGTCGCCGTGCGGGTCGCTCCAGTGGTAAATCGTCAGCTCGTCCAGCGGCGGGATTCGATCCGGCTCGACAATGTGCCACTCGCCAAAATTCGGGAACGCCTTGCGCGCCAGCTTCGTCGGCCAGCCCCACAGCCTTTCCAGCGCAAAATCCGCCGGCTTGCCCTGCACACTCTCGGCAATCGCCTCGACGTTCGTGTAAGGGTTGAACATCGTCGGGAAGCACAGGCCGTAGCGCCGCCCGTTGCCGCCGCCGCTCTGCACCACCAGCGGCACATGGCCGGGCGGACAACCCTTCACCAGCTCGCGGTCTTTCGGCATCAGCCATTCACCCCAAGTCCAGGTGCGGTGCCACCAGTCCCAAACCACCTTGCGCGCCGGGATGACTTCCAGAATCACCGCGCCCTCGATGTATTGCCCCACCGTCTCCGTGTAGCCGCCGACCGGCGTAAAGCCGCCCAGCATCACGCCGCCCTTTTTGTGGACGCGAAAGCGCGCCGTCTCCAGCAGCTCCGCCGGGGCTTCCTCGTCCCACGTCAACACGTCGCACTCGCCGCCCTCGACTGATTTCTTGTCCTGTTCGTAAGCCTTGTAAGTCGGCAGCAGGCACGCGCTCCGGTTGGGCAGGATGAAAACATTTTCCGAAAAGCCCGTCGCCTCCTTGTAGGAAATCTTGATGGTCGTCCCCTGCGATTTTAATTTCCGCAGTTCCGGCCTCATGTATTTGTAGAGCGCCCGCTGGATATAGCGGATGCTCGTCATTTCGTTCTGGCTGAAACACCGCGCCTCACTGCCCGGCTGCGTCTCCAAAACCTCCATCGCAATTTTTCCCTGCACCTCGGTCTTGCCCGACCCGTTGCCGCCCAGCAGCACGATGTCGTTGCACGGCTTGCCCATCTTCCAATCCTTCGGCGCGACACTCACGCCGAAAGTTCCCGGCGAATAGGTGCCGGCCAACAGCGCGCGGAGCAGGCGCATCGGCGGCTGTTCCC